CTTGAGCTACTTGAACTACTTGGTGGAGTTGTTGAAGTGGTTATAGCACTTGAAGAACTTGCAGTCCTTGCAGCCTGTACAGTAGTGCTAGTAGAACTTGTTGTTGTGTTCGAGCCTGAATCAGTTACAACTGTACCTGCGCTGGCTCTAATTTCTGCAGCAGTAATGCTAGTTACTATTTTAACGTCATCAACCGACGCTCCGCTTACAAAGATTTCATCTGGTTTACTTTGTATTTCAAATAAACTTCCAAATACTTGTGCTGGGTCTCTTGGTAGAATTACAAAATTTGTAACGTCTGGCGAAACTACATTGATAACATATGCTGTTAATTCACTAAGATAAAATCTATCACCGAAGTCCCAGTTATTAATACTAAAGAAAGTATTCATAGCATTTACAATTCTAACTTTTAAATTATTATCGTTGATTGTTCTATTAGGATTCTTAACAACTTTAAATTGTGCTTGTACTTTTGGATCAGCAGTTTGCCCAAATAATACTTTATATTTTACAGGATGATAAATTATTTCATCACTTATTGCTTTTATCTGATTTAATCCGCTACCAAAAGCAATTCTTAAATCTTCCGACGTAGGTTCATCTGGCTGTTGTCCAACTCCTGCAAGGAAATTTCTAAATGATGTATCATATGCTCTTGTTAAAATAAAGATATCAACAATGTTTGTTACACTAGGATCAATTCTTCTGTCTGTACTTGCAGCGTGAGTATATTGAAACTTAAGATCTCGTCTTCCTATTTCTGCTTTGTAAGTAGTTTCAAGGTTTAGAGTGTTTGTTGATTTGTTTACGCTTTTGACTCTATCTTCATTGTCATCGTAAAAATAAATTAACTGGCCGTCTGTATAATCGTTAATATTAACTTGTGATTCTCTTTGTGCTACAACAATAGTATTATTGCTATTATCTACAAGATTAAAAATACTTGTTCCATACGCATCTGCTTCTTCCTTAAAGAATAGAAAGTTTAAATCTAAATCAGTACCAACAATATTTTCAAATGATTGGGGATCGTCAACAACTCCGTCGCTGTCTTTGTCACTAAATGACAGTTTAATTTCTTGACTAGATTCATATCCGTCATCAAACTGTATAGTATCTGACACCTCAAATGTATAATCGTTCAACAACGATCCTACACCACTACTTTGATTATTAATGCCTAAAACTTTTACAGAATCTTTTTCAAGTTTGCCTGTAATATTGTTGTATGCTTTATCATTTTTATCAAAGTAAAATCTGTTTTGTGCAACGCTACCAAAAACATAATCAAGTTTTCTTACTCTTACAACATATTGATCGTTATCTTTTACAAATGCAATAATCCAAGACGCATCTAAGTTTTCACTTGATATATCTCCTGCTTTACCTAAACTAAATGCACTTGTTAAATCTAAGTTTTCTGCTTGAATAATTTTCCACTGCGCTGTGTTAATATCATATCTTAAACCAAAGTTTAAATTAGCAAATGCAATATTAGTCATTTGCGTTTCAATAGCGTCATTAATATCTGAGACAAACTTTGGAACTATTCTATTTGCAATTGCACCTGTTGGAATGTTTTCACTAAATGTTATTGGTCCTAATCCTGTCGAAAGCACTCCTCTGCCTGCGTTTGTTCCGTCACCAATTACATTTTGTACTTTAGCCCATACGTAAGTCGAACTGCCTGGATGATCTGCATCACCCTCCATTAGTTTATTATTTTGGCCTGTCATAAAGTGGAAACCTTCTGGTGCTGTAAATTTGATACTTGCACCTGGCAAAACATATTTCAAGTTGTTTGTAGCGTATGTTCCTACTTTAAGTAAACTTAAATCAATATTGTTAATAAAGTAACCTGTGCCAATGTTAGTATCGTTTGTAACACTGTTCCACTCAATAGTAGTTTCTGAGAAAAGAATTTTTTCAAATCTTGTAATATAAAAATTATACACATCGGTATCTGAAAACACTTTTTCAATTTTATTTTTAATAAAATTAATAATATCAGTTCTGCTTGTAAATTTGAAACTTAAAGTTTTTTCTGATTCCTGTTTGTAAATATATCCATCATCACCAAATACATTTAATGAACCATACTTTCCACTTGCATCAATAATGTCAATGTTACGTGAGATGCCGCTTGATGTTCTGTTTACACTTTTTACTTTTAAAATATTTTGTGATGTTGACAACGGAGCAAGATTATAATCTTCTCCTGTAATCATTCTATTCTGTGTATAATATTGTGCAGGAGCATTCTGTCTGATGCTGTCTATAGACTCCGAAGGAGCAGCAGTGCTTACTGACTGCTGTAGTGCTAAACCAATTGTTATACTATGTCTTTGTCCTGCTTTGTTTAAGTATGGAACTGTAATATTAATTCCACGCAGTTCATTAGGACTAATTGTGTAACTTAATCCATTACTCACTCTATAGTAAGTTCTAAAATTACCTTGTGGTAAATTTCCGTATACACCATCTGCAAATACTAAATCAACTGTATCATTCTCTTTTGTATCAACAGCATAGATATTTCTGTTACCGCCAACAATACTATTGTAAGCAATATTGTTTCCAACAAGGTTGGAAACTTTTAACCATTCAGATCCTTGGCCGCCATTTGCATCTAATGAATACAACCAAACATCGTCATTATTAATGTTCTGACTTTCAACAGCAACTTTTTCATTTGTTGTCGGTACATCTATATTAAAATCTGCTAGTTCTAAAGAACCCTGTTTAAACTGTAAGTAAAATCCTGTGTTTGCACTGCCTGGACCTTGTCCATCTTGACGATAAACAAATCCTAGTTGGTTGCCTGGTGTTGGTGATTCCTCGTAAATTTCTTCTGCATCTTTAAATGATGTGCTTACCAATTCAAATGCCATATTCCTTCCTGCAACAGATTTGCTAAAAGAAAAAATTGGAACATCTGCTGAAAAAGATCTAAATCTATATTGTTCTGTAGGAATATTCTGTATGTTTGCAGTGCCTTGACTTCTGCCAAATTCTGTGTTATCACTCATAGCAGCATTTAAAACTAAAATAAATTGCTCTGCCCAGTTTGTATTTGTTGGATCATTCCAACGAACTACTTGTTGTGCTAGGTTGCGACCGTTGCTATCTGTAATATCTTCTGTAGTTGCAACGTTTACAAACTTCAATAGGCCTTTTGCTGGTGTGTTACGTTTTGCATTGTATGACAGCATCTTACCAATACGTAAAACACTTTCTTTACGCTCTGCTAATTCAATAAAGTTTTCTCTACTTGCAAGGTCAAGTCTAAATGAAAGGCTTTGTCCTAAGAATGCTACTGCATCAATCAGTGCTAGATACTCAGAACTTTCAATATAATCGTTAAAATCTTCTGGATAATTTTCACGCAAGTATGTAATAATAACTCTACGCAAGTTTTCAAAGTCATAAGACTTGAAATCAGCGTTACGAAACGTCTGATAGATACGAGTCCAGTCCTCGTTAAGTATTAAATTGTTTTGTCTTGCTGTAGTGCTCATTGCGTCCTATTCCTTAGTAATATTTAGCGTTATTCATTAACTGCTTACTTAATTGTTGACGTTGTTCTGTCAAAATCAAATGTCATTCTATCACTTACGTTGAAAGGTAGATATGTAACACTTGCTTCAATTCTCATACCCATCTCTGTGCTATCGATAGAAACGCTGTCAACTACAACTCTAGGATCGTAATTTACAATAGTTTCGACATCGTCTGCTATTAATTTTTTAGTTTCTTCAGTAAATGGTTCAAAAATCATATCCCAGATAATTGTTCCAAATTCAGGATTTTGCAGTTTTTCTCCTTTTTTAATATAAAAGTGATTAATTAGATCCTGTTTTACTAAGTCTATATCATACAGTTTAAAGCCTTGTTTAGGGTTTTGACTGCTAAAACCTTTATATGTAAAAGTTGAAGAAGTTTGATCACCAACGGACGCTTTGTTTACTGCAACTGCTTTTTTGTTGTATATATTTGCCATTGTTTATTCCTCGCTCGGTCTTTCTCTATCTGTGTTAGCAGGTTGTAAGAAATTCGGTGTTTGGTTTTCGTGCAATGCCCAAGGTTCGTGCATTGGTATACGTTTCATAATACTGTTGAAAGCACCTTGTTGATATTTTGTAGGATTCCATTCTGAAACAGTATTAGTGAATAGGTTATCGTGTGTAATTAGATCTGCAATAGATTGTGCAGAATCTGCAAGTGCTGCACCAGTTGCAGCAGGTCCATTTAAGTGTATGTTAGGACTTGCTGACATAATAATATCGCCGCCGGCTGCAACTTCTGTGTTTGCACCTGAAGTAAGATAATTATATCCGCCTGTGTTTATATCCCAATTGGCTTGTGTATCTGACCTGTCACCTATTGTGTTTATATCTGTTGTGCCACCGATAGTATGTCTATAATTTCCTGCAACAAGAATATCTAAATCACCACTTGTTGGAACTTCTTCTTGATTCTCATACAAGCGTGTTTCAATCCTTCCATTTGCACCTATCAGTATGTTTGTGTTAAATGCACTTTCAATTTGTATTCTACCACTTTCAATTTCATCGCCATCAACAATTTTAGGAATAACTTTTGTATCTCCTTCTGCTCTGCGGTGTAATTCATCAGGAGAAACATACTCAGCAGTCGCTTTCATATTGATGTTTCTACCTGCTTCTATGTTTACATCTCTGTCTGCTCTTATGTTGAGATCATTTTCACTATGCACACTAATACTATCTGCACCGTAAATATCTATTTTACCATTACTGGTCATTTCGATCCAAGCCGTGCCGCCTGAATTTGTAAGATAAATTAGGTCCTCAGAATTGTGTAGTAATAATTGATGTCCTGTACGTGTTCTAAGTCTTGTGTATTCGTTGTACGGAAGATCAGGTATGCCTTTTTCTCCTGCATTAATATCTGCATATTCTACAGGACCTACACCGGGTGCAGTTTTACGTTGATATCTATCATCTCCATCATCCATTACAAATTGTGTACCACCTAGTCTACTGATAGGAATAGGAGTAGGTGTTTGCGATTCTGCAGGTCCAATTGCCATACGCTTACTGCCTTGACTGTAATCTAACGGACCTGGTGTAGAAATACCAAATACTGTATTTGGCACTTGACGTCTAGCACTACTTACACTAGGACCTCTTACATCATCTTCGATAGTACCTTGTCTTAAAAATCTATCTGCAATAGGATGAACAGGTTTTTTAATTTTTTCAGCATCAATTTCTAAATTGCCTTTTTCACTAGAATTAAAAGTTTTATTAATTTCTCCTACCGGTAACGGTTGATCTGTGTTGTATCTTTTTTTATCTTCCGGTGATATTGCAACATTTGTTGTTGCACCTATTGCAGGTACCATATGATTAGCAAAATTAGGTGGAACACAAGCGAACCAATAACCCCTTCCAGGATCACCATCTGCAAACAGAACAAGAACTCTTACACCAACGTCTGGTGGAATAGCCCACATACCATATGACTTTTGTGTATCATTAAAATCATTTTCATTGAGACCCATTCCTTCGAATGGTGTTACTCCAAAAAACGGTGAAGCGTAATTTACAAGATAGGTTTGATTTTCTGTACCTACATCGTTACCTTGCGCTTTCAATAAAGTTACTTTAAGTCTGCCGTTAAATGTAGGATCCATTGTACTAACAACTTTAGCAACATAGACTCCGGAGCCTAATCCAACACCACGTGTTCTATCATATCTAGTTCTTTTATCTTGTGCCATCTAGTTTTCGTAAATCCTTAATATATTACCATCTGCATCTGTTGTATC